ATGTTTTTACTTTTAGGTGGAACAGGAGTTGGTTACTCAGTTCAAAAACACCACGTTGAAAAACTACCAGATATTAAAAAACCAAATCCTGAAAGAACAAGAAGATACCTTATTGGTGATTCTATTGAAGGGTGGGCAGATGCCATTAAAGTATTAATGGAATCATATTTAGGTTATAAGTCATCAACACCTATATTCGACTTTTCAGATATTAGACAAAAAGGTGCGATGCTTGTAACATCAGGGGGAAAGGCTCCGGGCCCTCAACCATTAAAAGATTGTATCCATAACATTACAAAAGTATTGGATAACAAAAAAGATGGAGAAAAACTAACACCAATTGAAACTCACGATATCGTATGTCATATTGCGGATGCAGTACTAGCGGGTGGTATCAGACGTGCGGCTCTTATCTCATTATTTTCGGCAGATGATGAAGAAATGATTTCTTGTAAATCAGGAAGTTGGTGGGAACAAAACGCACAAAGAGGTAGAGCAAATAACTCGGCGGTTCTTCTTCGTCACAAAATCACAAAAGAATTTTTTATGGATTTGTGGAAACGTATTGAGTTGTCAGGCGCAGGTGAACCTGGAATCTACTTATCTAACGATAAAGATTGGGGAACAAACCCTTGTTGTGAAATCGCACTTCGTCCATTCCAATTCTGTAACTTATGTGAGGTTAACGCTTCAGATATTGAATCACAAGAAGACTTTGATGCAAGAGTTAGGGCGGCATCGTTCATTGGTACACTACAGGCAGGATACACAGACTTCCATTATTTAAGAGATATTTGGAAAAGAACAACTGAAAAAGATGCACTTATCGGTGTAGGTATGACAGGAATTGGTTCAGGTGTTGTGTTGGGTTATGATATGAAAAAAGCGGCTAAGATGGTTAAAGAAGAAAACGAAAGAGTTGCTGGTCTTATTGGAATCAACAAATCCGCAAGAACAACAACAGTTAAACCATCAGGTACCTCATCATTGGTATTGGGTACATCATCAGGAATCCACGCATGGCATAATGATTATTACCTAAGAAGAATCCGTGTTGGTAAAAACGAATCAATCTATTCATACTTGGCGATTAATCATCCTGAGTTGATTGAAGATGAGTTTTTCCGTCCTCACGATACTGCGGTAATTACTATCCCACAAAGAGCACCTGAAGGTTCAATCGTAAGACATGAATCAGTGTTCCAAATGTTGGAAAGAGTTAAGAAAGTATCTCAAGAATGGATTAAACCTGGACATAGAAACGGACAAAACACACACAACGTATCTGCTACAGTATCAATTAAAGAAGACGAGTGGAGTTTAGTTGGTGATTGGATGTGGAACAATAGAGATTTCTATAACGGTTTGTCAGTACTACCTTACAACGGAGGAACTTACACACAAGCCCCTTTTGAAGATTGTACAAAAGAAGATTTTGAAAGATTGGTTAAAACATTATCAGATGTTAATCTTACAAAAGTAATTGAGTTACAAGATAACACCGATCTACGAGGAGAAGCTGCGTGTGCGGGTGGCGCATGTGAAATCGTTTAAGTTATGAAAGTACAATGGGGAAACAATATAACGATAACATACCAAGTTTTGTTAGCGTTTTATAACCAAAGAAAAACTAATTAAAATGAATGTAGGAGCATCTAAGGATTGGGTACAACAATTATATGTTAGAGAATTTGGACCTAAATTACAACAAGACGATTTTTATTATGATAAACAAGGTAGAATGGTTATGACTGAAGAATATCATAAGAAGAGAGGTAAATGTTGTGGTAACAGGTGTTTACATTGTCCTTACGAACCAAGTTACGAAAAAGGAAATATAAATTTAAAAGAATCACTGAGAAATCGGTGATTTTTTATTTTATATCTATTTATTCAAAAATTCACAACATTATATTTATTTAATATGGCAGATGGTAGAACATATGGAATAAGTTTTCCGTTTAGACAAAGTAATGTAGGAGATTATTTGTTACTAACTCAACAATCAGATGAAGAGATTAGGACAGACTTATTGCATTTAATATTAACAAGAAAGGGAAGTAGATATTATTTGCCCGATTTTGGAACTAGAATTTATGAATTTATTTTTGAACCATTAGATGGTGAAACGTTTGAAAATATAAAATCTGACATTGAAGAACAAGTTGCAAAATATATACCAAATTTGTTAATTAATAGTATTACTATAGAACCCTACACCGAAACCGACGAAGTTGTTGGGCAATTAGATTATGAATTATTGGGTCAAGCAAGTATATATAAAATACCGGGGGCAAATACTGCGGAATACACAGCAAAACTAAAAATCGATTATACTGACGAAAATAAAGCATTCGGAAGTAGAGAATTCGTAATTATTAATATTTAATTATGGCTAACCAAAAGATAAATTATACAACGAGGGACTTTCAAGGGATAAGACAAGACTTGATAAATTATACTAAACAGTATTACCCTGAATTAGTACAAAATTTTAATGACGCATCGGTGTTTTCAGTTCTAATGGATTTGAATGCTGCGGTTGCTGATAATTTACATTTTCATATTGATAGAAGTATACAAGAAACTGTTCTACAGTATGCTCAACAAAGATCATCAATTTACAATATTGCAAGAACTTATGGTTTAAAAATACCAGGTTATCGCCCATCAGTTGCAGTTGTTGACATATCTATTACAGTACCACCATTAGGTGATAGTGAGGATTATAGATATTTAGGTATTTTAAGGGCCGGATCACAATTTAATGGTGCGGGGACATCCTTTGAGACTGTTTACGATATCGACTTCTCAACACAGTATAATCAAGAAGGTTTCGTAAATAGAACAAAAGTACCTACTTTTGATGCTAATAATAAAATTATAAATTATATTATAACAAAAAGGGAAGTGGTTGTTAATGGTACAACAAAGGTATTCAAAAGGGTTATTAATCCTGCTGACGTTGTTCCGTTTTTTAATTTCTTTTTACCTGAAAGAAACGTACTTGGAGTAACATCCATAATACAAAAAGATGGGACTAGTTACCCTAATATACCATCATACGGTGATTTTTTAAGTTCACAAAATAGATGGTATGAGGTGGACGCTTTAGCTGAAGATACTGTATTTATTGAGGACCCAACAAAACCAACAGATAATGCGGGTGTTAAAGTTGGTAAATATATAAAGACTGAAAATAGATTTATAACAGAATACACACCTGAAGGGTTTATGAAGGTACAATTTGGTGGGGGAACTAACACCCCAAACCAACAATTGGCTGACTTTGCAAGAAATGGCATTAAATTAGATTTGGCGAATTACCAAAATAATATAGGGTTAGGTTTAACCGTACAACCAAATACTACAGTTTTTGTTCAATATAGAATAGGTGGTGGGATTGCATCAAATGTTGGTGTAGGGGTAATTAATCAAGTAGGTACCATAGATTTTTCAATAACAGGACCTTCAGACATAGTAAACACAAACGTACAAAATTCATTATCAATAACAAATGTTACCGCTGCGATTGGAGGATCAAACCCACCAACAACAGAAGAGGTTAGAAATATGGTGTCTTTTAATTTTGCGGCACAAAAAAGAGCGGTAACTGTGAATGATTATAAATCATTAATAGATACAATGCCGGGTAAGTTTGGGGCTCCTGCAAAAGTTTCAATAACTGAAAATAACAATAAAATTAGAATTCAAATATTATCTTACGATACTTCAGGAAAACTAACACAAGTCGTTTCAAATAACTTGAAATCTAATTTAGCAACATACCTTTCTAAATATAGAATGATAAACGATTACATTTCTATTGATGTTGCGAAGGTAGTTGATTTGGAATTTGAAATTTTTGTAGTGATGGAATCGGATAGAAACCAAGGACAAGTCATTACCGAAATCATTAATTCTGTTGCAAACTATATGGAACCTGGCAATAGGGAGTTAGGACAAAATGTTAACGTATCTGATGTTAGACGATTAATACAAAACGTAGCCGGTGTTTCTACACTATCTGATTTAAAAATATACAATAAAGTTGGTGGACAATATTCTTCATCTGAAACATCACAAAAATATGTTAATAAAGTTACAAGAGAAATTGGATTAATTGACGATACTATTTTTGCGGAACCAGATCAAATTTATCAAGTTAAATTTGACAATAAGGATATTAAGGTTAGGGTTAAGAGCCTTAAAACGGTAGACTTTTCATAAGATTCTTTATTTTATTTCTATAACACCTATTTTTAAAAAATAGGAACATAACTATTTATTTTTAAAAAGGCAAATGACTAAAAGTTATAGAATAAGAACACAGCCGGGAGTAGACAAAAACATAAGAATTAACGTTAATCAAGATTTTGATTTTCTTGAAATTTTATCATTAAAATTAAGACAAGATGATGTATATACAAGATTCTGTGCCGACTATGGTGTTATCGCAGGAAGAATTATTGTTAATGGAGGGTATGGAATACCAAACGCAACGGTATCTGTTTTTGTACCTTTAAAGCCTGAAGACGAAGATGATATTGTAATATCGACATTATACCCATACAAAACACTTGAAGATAAAAATGAGGACGGTTATAGGTATAATCTTTTACCATACGTTCAAGAATATGGTGGGCACACACCAACAGGAACATTTCCTGATAGAGAAGACATACTAACAAGAAAAGAAGTTCTTGAGGTATACGAAAAATACTACAAATTTACAGTTAAAACTAATGAGAGTGGTGACTTTATGATTATAGGTGTACCACTTGGTATACAAACAGTCGTTTTAGATTTAGATTTATCAAACATCGGTTGTTTCTCTTTACGTCCTTCCGATTTGATAAGAATGGGAATGGCATCATCTGAACAGTTTAATGGTGATCAATTTAAATCATCAACAGACTTAGCATCATTACCACAAATAATTAATATAAAAAAAGATGCCGATGTAACATCATTTTGGGGTGAACAGGATCTTTGTGATATTGGAATCACAAGAGTTGATTTTGACTTAAGGGATGTTGGGATAGAAATAAAACCACAGGCGGTTTTTATGGGATCAATATTTTCAACTGCAGATGAAGATTTCTTAAAAACAAATTGTAAACCAAAAAGAAATTCAGGGAATTTGTGTGATTTAGTTTCCGCTTCAGGAAAAATCTTAGCAATTAGACAAACAATAGATTACGATGTTAATGGTAGACCAATACTCGAACAATATAGTTTACCTGAAGGAGGTAAAATTATTGACGATGAAGGTACTTGGTTAACCGAAGTTCCTATGAATTTAGATTATATTACAACAAATGAATTTGGTGAACAAGTATTAT